ACTATAGCTTTATTGGCGGCTCTAAACGTATTAGCGTATGTGTGCAGGGATTTAATACTGGAATTAGCTACTTCAGTACAACAATTTCTCGACAGTCTTGATTTACCTGATAACTATCTAATGTTATCAGCATTGTTGGCGGCTATTATTGCATTCGTATTGGCCATCACCACTCTTTGTTTCAAGATATATACCCCTAGCAGCGAGAACACGGCGCAACTGATCCTTGCGGCCATGAACGAACTGCAGGATGACAGTCTCGATTGGGACAGCTCCACTCCGATGTTTACAGTACCCCCTCGTTCCAGAAGGTACCGATACATCGCCAGTGTCGCTCTCGACTGTAAAGCGTCAGTTACAGGAATTACTCATGACACAAGTGCTAACAGGCTTGTTGCTGAGGATTACTGCCGAAAACTGATGATCAAACGCGGGATGAGACCGGCTCATATCTCCGCCTATCTACCATATACTGTGTCGGCTGTGTTTTTGCAAACCGACATAGAGATCAATGCCCAACGCATTGAATCTGGTTTGGTTAAATTCACCAACCAAACCGCCCATAGATTACCCATACCTAAACAGATTATACTGTACCTTAGTAGACCCTGGTTTAGGCGGGAGGGACCATCAGGTCCCTTCTGAGGGGGCCTAGTTCAGTTACCTGGGAAGGAATGCAACATTAGTTGTGCCCCGGACCTTCCTGCGATCACGGTAACACGAACCTGGGCTCCCTGTAAACCACGAAAGACCTTCGCCTTCAGGCATCTCACACCTGAAGTCGATTTCGAGGTTTACCAAAATTCGCTCGAAGCTACTTTGAGGGCCATCAAAGAACGAGTTTTCTTTGTTAAACAAAACGGTAATTTTGTTAAGCCCCATCGTCCTGTATATAGTGATGTCCATCAGATTCTCTTGCCTACTAGCATGACATTTGATAAGATACATACCAGTGCCACCAGCCTGAGTCCCTGTCAGTTCGCTGACACGTACCGCGGTCGACGACGTACTGTACTTATCAAAGCCGCAGAAGATAATTTGAGACTTGGATTTCATGATGGCCTCGCCACTGTTAAGGCTTTCATGAAATGCGAGAAGTATAACTTCACCACTAAACCTGACGCCGTACCTAGGATCATTCAACCTCGTGATCCCAGGTTCATTGTAGAGTGTGGTAGGTACGTAAAACCTATCGAGCATCAAATTTACAAACATTTAGATAATATCTATAACGACTTTCAACAATCCAAGTTGGGAAATAAGGGTAGAACACCTCTTGACCATAAGACGGTGTTTAAGGGTCTCAACGCGATAGAGCGTGGAGCCGAATTGAGCAAGGCTTGGAACTCCTACTCAAACCCTGTCGCTATAGGTATTGACGCTCACCGATTTGATCAACACGTATCAAAAGCCATGTTGCAATGGGAACATGAGATTTACCAAAAGTATTATCCTAATGATGACTACTTTCGGCATCTCATGTCCTTGCAACTAGTCAATAAGGGAAAGTGCTACCTACCTGATGGTAGGATTAAGTATCAAGTAGAAGGGTGCCGTATGAGCGGTGACTCTAACACTTCCCTTGGCAACGTGCTTATAATGTGTTCGATGCTTTACTGTTATAGGTTGCAACATAACCTTGACTTTGACCTGATCAATGATGGGGACGATTGTGTCCTCATCTGTGATTCCAGGTCTTCTACTAGCGTCACACAAAATCTAGATCAGTTCTTCAGCACATTGGGTTTCAAATTAACAGTGGAGCCCATTGTAACTGTTTTTGAACAAATCGAGTTCTGTCAATCCCATCCAGTATGGGACGGACATCATTATGTCATGGTCCGTGATCCCCGGACCAGCATTAGTAAGGATGCTTTAAGTTTAAAGCCACTTGATAACATTAATGTTTATCAGTCTTGGTCAGCAGCTGTTGGTGCTGGTGGCCTCGCCCTTACTAGCGGTATACCGGTCTTACAATCTTTCTATCAATACTTTGAAAGATGTGCGGATGGTGCCACTCCCTTAATTGACCCCACTCTGGAAGGGGGGTTCTTTAGATTATCTGAGGGAATGACAGCACGCATAAGGCCGCCTACCGATGATGCCCGCCTAAGTTTCTATCTTGCATTTGGTATCTCCCCCCAAGTGCAATACTGTCTGGAAGATCATTATCAAAATCTTAAGCCCAACTACAGTATCACCACCTTGTCTCAATATAGGTGGATGACATTACCACTGTAGTGGGAGCGGTTAACCACCGACTGGTTCGCCTAGCCGCGTTAAGGTATTGGGTCGCATGTGGTTATGGACCAAAACTATTACTTTAGTGCTAAACAAAATGCCAAGAGACTTCACGGCTCCCAGTGTTCACATGCGATGTAAAGTCCCTGTTTCTCACAGGTATCCAATACATGAGAAATAAAAATAATAAACAAAACCAACGTAAAGGCAATGGACAAAGATCCAAGCCTGCTCAAAATTCTAGCGTCCAGGCCCAGGTCCAGAAAGCGGTTTCAGCCGCTCTTAGGACCCAAACCCCCAAGAAAAATTCATTTCTCGGGGACCTCGGACAGTTCGCCGGGAACGGAGTCTCAAAAATCTTCGGCCTCGGAGCCTACACCCTTAACAAGAATTCCTTATACAATTCAGCCACCGGAACACAAGTGCCATTTATGCACTCAACTGATGAGTCTATCACTTTCCGGCACAGAGAGTATATCGGAGAAATATCTTCGTCAACCCTTTTTACCAATCAAACCTTTAATGTCAACCCTGGAGATTCCTTATGTTTCCCATATCTGTCGACCCTCGCAACTAACTTTGAAGAATACAGCTTTAATGGGCTTATCTTCGAGTTCAAGTCTACAGGAGCTACCGCTCTTGTATCAGGAACGAATACAGCTATGGGTACAATATCTATGGTTGCACAATATCGTGCAGACCAAACTTCCCCCTCAACTAAAACTGAGCTGCTCAACCAAATGTGGTCAGCAGATGGGAAGACTTCCGACTCTTTTATTCTCCCAATCGAATGCGACCCCAAAGAAAACATCCTTCCTGCGAAATATGTTCGTTCGGGCAACTTCGTCGGGGATGTGAAGCTTTACGACCACTGTAAGCTAAATATAGCTTCATTCGGATCTCAAGGAGCAAATGTAGTCGGGGAGCTCTGGGCGTCCTATGAGGTTGTTTTGCGTAAGCCTCAGCTATCACCAACGGGTGGAGCTTTGGCCGCGCTGCAAGGTAGAGGGTCTTCATTGACAGGTAATACGCTATTTGGTGACACACAAAATGTCACTATTGTGCAATCAACAATCCAAGGTGCAAATATTTTGACCGATCTTGGTGGCGTATCACGTATCACCTTTCCTCAAGGCACCGTCGGTAACTTCAGACTTGATGTTTTTATCGATGGTGGCGTGGTGGTATTTAACCAACCTGCAGTATCAGTGTTAGGCATACAGACTTTGTCTAGATATATTAACGACACATCATCAACACGTGGAGCTCCTCTGGCGATATCAACTTCCAGAGCATCTTACTCCATTATGTTCACCCTTTTAGAAGGGGTAACTGTAACGGAGAAGCGAATCAGCTTCACCGGTGGTGTTTACCCATCAGCTAGCGTCATAGATATACATCTAACTGAGCTACCTGATGACTTCTAAGACTTTACGGCATCCCGCGATTAATACTAGGTTTCTATCTAGGTGCCAGCGGAAGAGGGTAGCAACCAAATCGCTATTGGATATAATTAGTAAAATAAAAAATTGTTAGAAGGGTGGTGGATTGCAACCACCAACCCGGGAGCACATACAAAAATACTGGAAACCAGAATAAAATAATTACTACTTATACCCTTCATTGTAAATTAACGTGTTAGTCACACGGGAGGGATCCTATCCAGAGGTAGGCTTGATCGCCGCCCTATCAACTAAAATCCGAAAGGTGGGCTGTTGATAGAGTTCATATACCCCTAATGGGG